CCAATTCTAGGTCTAGAAGGATACATGTGTGCAGACATATCTGATACACGAGATAAGTCTGAAAGAGAAGGTCAACAAGATCTTGTCTACAATCACATTATCCTTCTAGCCAAGAATCAAATTGGTCTAGAAAACCTAAACAAGATTAGTGAACTATCTTGGACAGATGGGTTTTTCAAGAAGCCAAGATTTGATTTTGCTATTTTGGAAAAGTATAAAGAGGGAATTATTGTTTCTTCTGCTTGCCCAAGTAGCGTACTCGTAAAAGCATTAGAAGAAGAAGAGTTTGCTCTTGCTAAGAAGTATATCTCCTGGTTTAAAGAAAGATTTGGAGATGACTACTATATTGAAGTTATGCCACATAATGAAGCACACATTAATAAGTATTTAATTGAACTTGCTGACGAATTTAATATCAAGGTTATTGTTACACCAGACTGTCACCATGTTGATCCATCCCAAAAAGAGGTTCAGGAATTTAAGTTAATTCTTAATACACATGGTAAGGTAAACAAAGAAGCAACATACGAAAAGGCCAAGAAGAAGGCTGACATGATGGAACGCCTTGACTATCTTTATGGCGAAGACCGTCAGATAACATTTAATAAGTTTGACATTCACTTGCTCTCTTATGAAGAGATTAAAGCAGCCATGGAATCGCAGGGTATTGATAGACCAGATATCTACTCAAACACACTCCTATTAGCAGAAACAGTAGGAGACTACGGCATTCAAGATGGATTAAACCTTCTTCCAGTACAGTATAAGAGTCCTGATAAGGAACTTGCTAAGATATCTTTAGAAGGTCTAGAACTAAAAGGTTTATCTGATAATCAGGAATATATTGATAGACTTAACGAAGAACTTCAAATCATTAAAGACAAGAAGTTTGCACCATACTTCCTTGTAGTACAAAGCATGATTGCTTGGGCTAAGAAGGAGGGCATCATGGTAGGTCCTGGCAGAGGATCTGCTGCTGGATCTTTAGTTTGTTATGCTTTAGGAATTACAGATGTTGATCCAATTAAGTATGGTCTATTGTTCTTCCGTTTTATTAATCCAGAACGTAATGACTTCCCTGATATTGATACTGACATTCAAGATACTCGTCGTGATGAAGTTAAGGACTATTTAGTTAGACAGTATAGACACGTTGCATCTATTGCTACTTTCTTGGAGTTCAAAGATAAAGGTGTTGTACGAGATGTTGCTCGTGTCTTAGATATTCCATTAACAGATGTTAATAAGGTTTTAAAACTAGTTGATACTTGGGATGAATACTGCAGTTCAAAAACTACTGCATGGTTTAGAGAAAAGTATCCAGAGGTGGAGGTATATGGTGAACAACTTCGTGGTCGTATTCGTGGTACTGGTATACACGCTGCTGGTGTGGTCACTAGCAAAGATCCGATTTTTAGGTATGCGCCGATGGAGACAAGATCTGCTCCTGGGTCTGATGAACGTATACCTGTGGTTGGTGTCGACATGGAAGAGGCTGAACGCATCGGCCTTATAAAAATTGATGCACTTGGTCTTAAAACATTAAGTGTTATTCAGGATGCTGTTGCTATGATTAAAGAGAATCACTATAAGGATATTGATCTACACTCTTTAGACTTGGCTGATGCAAAAGTATATGAAATGCTTTCTGACGGGTACACAAAGGGTGTATTTCAGTGTGAAGCAACACCATATACAAACCTATTAGTAAAAATGGGTGTAAAAAACTTTGATGAACTTGCAGCATCTAATGCTCTTGTTCGTCCAGGTGCAATGAATACTATTGGTAAAGATTATATTGCTCGCAAACACGGCAAGCAAAATGTATCATATATTCATCAAATTATGAAAGAGTTTACAGGAGACACTTATGGTTGCGTTTTATACCAAGAACAAGTTATGCAAGCATGCGTACACCTTGGCGGTATGTCCATGTCGGAAGCAGATAAAGTTAGAAAGATCATTGGAAAGAAAAAGGATGCTAAAGAGTTTGATATCTTTAAAGACCGTTTCGTTTCTGGTGCTTCTGCCTATATTACTCCCAATCAGGCTCTTGATCTATGGCACGACTTTGAAGCGCATGCGGGATACTCGTTCAACAAGTCTCATGCGGTTGCTTACTCTACGCTCTCGTATTGGACGGCGTGGTTAAAGTATTACTATCCTCTTGAGTTCATGTTTGCCCTTCTTAAGAATGAAAAAGATAAAGATGGTCGTACAGAATATCTAATTGAGGCAAAGCGTATGGGTATTCCTATTAAGTTGCCACATATTAATGACTCTGACTTTGACTTTAAAATTGAGGGTAAGGGTATTCGGTTTGGATTAACTGGTATTAAGTTTATTTCAACTAACATTGCTGAAAAGTATATTGCTGCTAGACCATTTAAGTCATATAAAGAACTTGAAGAGTTTACATTTACCAAAGGCAATGGAGTAAACAGTCGTGCACTAAATGCTTTGCGTGTTATTGGCGCAGCAACATTTCCAGATCAACCACGCAATGATGCTGAGATTAAAGAAAACTTATACGAATACTTAAACTTACCAGAGTTTAACATTACAATTCCTTCACATTATTATGCATTTATTCAAGATGTAGATTCATTTGAAGAAAAGGGTTCTTTTATTCTTATGGGAATGGTTAAAGCAATTAAAAGAGGAACAGGGTGGTCACGAATTGAAATTTTGGACAAGACTGGCAGTGTTGGTATATTTGATGAAGAGTCTACGACTATTGAGACTGGCCGTACTTATCTTGTTCTTGCAAATGATAATAGGATTGTATCTGCAATACCTGTTGACGAGATAAAAGGATCTTCTAACGCTCTTGTAAAGTTTTTAAGTTATAAGCAATTGCCATATAAGGATGAAGAACTATTTGTTGTTTCATTTAGACCAAGAATGACAAAGGCTGGAAAGAAAATGGCATCACTTACTTTAGCAGATACGAGTAGAGAGTTACACTCTGTTACAGTATTTCCTACAGCATTTCCTAAAGCATACATGCATATTGAAGAAGGTAAGGCTTATAAGTTTAGTTTTGGTAAGACAAAGGATGGAACAGTTACGCTGGAGGATATAAGTGTTTGATGATTTAGCAATCAAGTTGCATGAAGTAGCAGTAGAAAAAGGGTTTTGGGATCAAGAGGTTGATGATATATTTGTATCTAAACAACTAATGATGATTGTTTCTGAGGTAGTAGAGGTCCTAGAGGCAGTAAGAAAAGACAAGGGAGAGGAAGAAATTGCCAAAGAGTTTGCAGATATTATTATTCGTACCCTTGATCTTTATGCAGGAATGGTTGAAGCAGGGTATACTAAGATATCACTTGATTATGCGTTTGATGAAAAAACAAAGTTTAACAAGACTAGACCAGAGAAGCATGGGGTAAGATTTTAATGACAGTTACAGTAGATGATGTATTAGCACAGTTAGATCCTAAACTAAGAAAGCGTTTAGGCAATGGGGTTGGGGTTAACTTTGAATATCAGCCAACACCAAGTTTTGGATTAAACCGTGCACTTGGCGGTGGGCTACCTTATGGTAGACAGGTCCTTATCTGGGGATCAAAGTCTTCTGCAAAGTCCTCTATGTGCCTTCAGATGATTGCTATGGCACAAAAAGAAGGCAAGGTCTGTGCATGGATTGACTCAGAAATGTCATACTCAGAAGACTGGGCAGTAAAACTTGGGGTAGACCCAACAAAGTTAATATACTCACAGGCAAGAACAATTAGTGACATGGTAGATGTTGGTGTTGGACTTATCAATGCTGGAGTAGATTTAATTGTTATAGACTCAATTACCTCAATGCTTCCTGCAATTTACTTTGAAAAAGATACAGACGATATGAAGGCTTTAGAAAATACAAAACAGATTGGAGCAGAGTCTCGTGACTTTAGCAATGCGTGGAAGATGCTTAATTATGCTAACAATAAAGTTAAGCCAACTCTTCTTGTTCTTATCTCTCAATCTCGTAATAATATTAATGCTATGTATACTAGCCAGCAGCCTTCAGGTGGTCAGGCTACTAAGTTTTATTCGTCGTGCGTTATCAAACTGTTTAGTTCAGAGTCAGATAATCAAGCGCTTAAAGGAAAGATTAAAGTAGGAGATAAACTAATTGAAGAAAAGATTGGAAGAAAGATTCGCTGGGAACTACAATTCTCTAAAACCTCTCCAGGGTTCCAGTCTGGTGAGTATGATTTTTATTTTAGAGGTGACGATATTGGTATTGATGCCATTGGCGATTTGGTTGATACAGCAGAGTCAGTAGGATTAGTTAATCGTACTGGTGCTTGGTATCAGTTGGACGATGGCACAAAGGTTCAAGGTAGAGATGGTTTTATTAATCGTGTAAGAGAAGACCTTGACTTACAGCAAAGTCTAAGAGATAAACTGGCCAATGGCTGAAAAAGATTTTAGTATCTATACTGGAAAGTTTCCATGTAAGAAGTGTAACGAAGAGGTTTCTTCTTTAAGACTTTGGTCTACATCTGGAGATGCTACTTGGATGTGCTCATCAAAGCATATGTCTAAGGTTTCTTTAATTCCACAAAAGAAAAAGAAAAAGGACTTTGAGGATGAGTGAAAGGTCAGAGTCTAAAAGACTAGGGGCAAAGCAGCATAAGAACTCTGGTAGAAATAACACCAAGGGAGATGCCTCATGGAACAACTTTGTATTAGATTTTAAAGAATGTTCTAAGTCCTTTACATTAAATCAAGATGTATGGGCTAAAGTCACAACAGATGCACTAAAGAAAAGTATGGATCCCGCACTTGTTATCGTTCTTGGAGAGGGTACACAGAAGGTAAGGCTTGCTATAATTGAGTTAGATATGTTAGAACAGTTAGTAGAGGAGAACAATAATGACAAATGAAGGTCCACAGAAAACAACACTAGAGCAAGTTAATGGTTTGGCAGAGATTGCTGAATACATGGACGATGAAGAGTTAACCACTGCTCTTACTATGATTGCTAAAATAATCATTAAGCCAGATATCCCCATTCAAGTAGCAAGCCTTGAGATCGTTAGACTTCAGGCTATCGCAGCAAAGATGGCTTTAAAGGCTACATGGATGGCAAACGTTGATAAAAGTGACAGGGCAAAGAAGAATATTTACTATACCGCAGCGGAATCAATCAATGATTTAGTATCAGCACTTAAATACATTATGCGCTAACCTGCTATACTTATATAAAACAAGGGATGATAATGACTAAAAATTTACTACAGCAAATAATGATTAAAGAACCAACTCCAGTTGAAATTGTAGATACCAAGGCAATGATTGAGAAGATTCAGTCAGGATATACCATTAACCGTGTGGCAAAGCATACACAAAAGAAGACATTTGCTCCATCTACAATTGCTTATAGCCATGGTGAGTGTCCAAGATATTGGTACCTAGCCTTTGATGGTCAAACATTTGAAGATAATGCAGATGCTTATGGTGCAGCCAACATGACTGCTGGAACTAAGTCTCATGAAAGAATTCAGCAGGCTATGATGGACTCTGGAATTGCAAAGATATTTGAGTCAGATGAAGGTCCAACAACAGAGTTTAAGATTATTAATAATGATCCACCAATCTTTGGCTATGGAGATGCCATGATTGATTGGGAAGGTGAAGAAATTGTTGGTGAAATTAAGACTATGCTCAATGAGGGCTTTGAGTATCGTAAAAAGACATTAAAGCCAAAGACTGGACACCTTATTCAACTATTAATCTACATGAAGATTCTTAAGAAGTCAAAGGGTGTATTAATCTACGAAAATAAAAATAATCATGAGTTATTAATTATTCCAGTAGAGGTGACAGACCACTATCGTCAATGGATTGATAATACTTTCCAGTGGATGAGAGATGTTAGAAAAACCTGGGTAGAGAGAAAACTTCCTACAAAGAACTATAGATCTAACTCAAAGATATGTAAGACATGCCCAATTCAAAAGGCTTGTGCTGATGCTGGCGAAGGTGTTGTTAAAATAGCATCTATGGAGCAACTGAGTGAAACTATGTAAGGTTTGTGATACTGGGTTTACGCCTAAAGTTACTTATCAGATTTACTGCAGCAAAAACTGCAGAGATATTGCAACAAAAGAAAAAATTGTAGAAAGATATAACTATAGCAAAAGGCAAAAGCGTAAGGGTAAAAAGAGGCTATGCCTTGGTGGATGTAATCAAGAACTTTCCATCTACAATGACTCTGGCTTTTGCTCAAACTGTAATGTTAGTAAAAAAGCAGTTGATAAAATGTTAAAAGAGTTAAAGGGGTTTATTGATTATGAGCAAGACTAAGTGGGGAGCAGAGGCACAGCCAAAAACCATTTGTGCTATTGATGCTAGTACTAATAGTCTTGCTTTTGCTTTGTTTGTTGATAATGACCTTAGCAGTATTGGAAAGATTCATTTTGATGGAAGCAACATTTATGAAAAAGTTATGGATGCTGGTAAAAAAGTAAAAGCATTTTTTGATATATATGGTGGGTTTGAAGCAATAGTTATTGAGCACACTGTATTCATGAATAGCCCTAAGACTGCTGCAGATCTTGCACTAGTACAAGGGGCTATTCTTGGCTCAGCAGGACAGTCAGGTACTAAAGTTATTGGTAGAGTTTCCCCAATTACTTGGCAAAACTTTATAGGTAATAAAAAAATATCTAAAGAAGAGCAATTACTTATTCGTGCACAAAACCCTGGCAAATCTGTATCTTGGTATAAGGCTTATGAAAGAATGCTTCGCAAAGAAAGAACTATTAATTTTATTAATATTAATTATGACAGAACAATTACAGACAACGATGTTGCAGATGCTTGCGGTATTGGTCATTGGGCTGTAAAAAATTGGGATAAAGCGATAGGGGAAAATAAGTAATGCCAGAGTTAAATGCAAACATACCACCAATTGAATGCTATGTGCGTGGTAACTTTTTAAGAGATCAAGAAGATAGTCATGACAAATATTTTCCATGCGTTATATTTGGTGTTTCAAGCATTAAGAGTAGAAGCCCACTGTTTCATTTTCTAATGGAAGATGGAGGAATTTGGTGGCGAATGCCAATCAATGCCTTTTGCACTAAGCCAGGAGTTCCAGAAGAGCCAATTCATAATCTTGTTTTGTGGAATTCTTTTAGCCCATACGTTTCTGTTACAAAGTTTGAGAACTTAAGCAATATGAGAATGTCATACATTGACAGAACAAAAACAAGCATTCCTGGAACATATTTATTTACTATTGACTGGCATAATCCAGAAACAAATATACTGGATGATGGATACTCTGAAAATCCAGGGCAGCATAAATGTGGACATGTAATTCAAAGAGATGATGGAAATTTTGCTATTCAGCCTAATAATCGGGTAAGGCTAAAGGAACCCTCATTTGTAACAAAAAATGATCTAGTTATACAAAGACTCATTAATACAAATAAGTGGGACGTAGAAAGTTATGACAAGTGGATGCTTGAAGACTCAAACGCCTACGACTATGAGGTTATTGACACAGAGGTTGACAAATAACGCCATGCCTGCTAAACTATATACATCAGAAGTCTATATGCGTAAGCGCTATCTTATGGATAAAAAGACTCCAGAAGAGATTGCAAAGGAGTGCGGAGCCAGTGTTGAGACTATCTACGTGTACCTTGCTAAATTTGGATTAAGGAAATCTAAAAGATGAATAAGATAAAAAAGATTATATTTATACTATCATTGGCTGCTGCAGCAGGACTAACATATACTATTGTTGCATTAAAAAATATTCCAGAGGCATTTGACTGGAACCTAGAGGAAGATGAAGATGAGAGTTATTAAGCACTTTGTAGATGTTGGAAGGGCACTTACACAAAGAATATTATGTAAGCACAATGAGTCTTCAATATCGTCTTGCCCGTTTACTGGTAGAACATACACAACATGTTTAAATTGTTTTAAGAGATTAAATGTAGAGGTGACTAAATGAGCGACAACCTTCATATTACAGTTGATCAAGTAAATCATCCACTACATTACACTTCAGATCCATCTGGAGTTGAGTGCATACAAATTACTCGTCATCGTAATTTTAATATTGGAAATGCCTTTAAATACCTTTGGAGAGCAGGACTTAAAGATGAAGCAAAGACAATTCAAGATTTAGAAAAGGCAATCTTCTATATCAAAGATGAGATAAATAGATTAGAGGGAAAATATGTCAACTGAGTCAGAATTAATTAATCATCTTGATGAAGTAAATCAAGTAGTTACTGAATACCTTAAGGGCAATGATCCAACTGTTATTTCTAAAGAGTTAGATATTCCCCGTACCCGTGTTGTTTCATTAATTAATGAGTGGAAGGTTATGGCATCTGCTAATGATGCTATCCGTGCTCGTGCTAAGGAAGCCCTGGTTGGTGCAGATACACACTATACAAAGTTAATCACAAAAGCATACGAAGTTATTGATGAGGCAAGTCTATCAACAAACCTTACAGCAAAAACTGCTGGTATTAAATTAGTATTAGATATTGAGTCAAGAAGAATTGATATGCTACAAAAAGCAGGACTTCTTGAGAATAAAGAACTTGCAGAAGAAATGATTGAGATTGAAAGAAAGCAAGAAGTGCTTGTAGGAATCTTAAGAGATATCGCCTCAGAGCATCCAGAGGTAAGAGATATTATTATGCAGCGCTTATCCGCTATTGCAAAAGAAGGAGAAGTGATTACTGTTGTCCACGATGTTCAATGATTTTCTTGAAGTATTAAAGGAGAATCACTTTGTTGAAACACCAGTTGACGTAAAGACATTTGTCCAGTCACCTGACTATCTTGGTCAACCACTTTTATCTGATATTCAATACGAAATTGTTGAGGCTATGAGCCAGATCTATCGTAAAGAAGATCTTATTGATATTATGGGGCCTGCAGAAGGTTTAAGTCATTTTAATAAATATACAAAGAACGAACTAATCCTTCAACTTGGCAAGGGTAGCGGTAAAGACTTTATCTCAACAGTAGCCTGTGCATATGTAGTATATAAACTTCTATGCCTTAAAGATCCAGCAATTTATTTTGGTAAGCCTGCAGGAGATGCTATTGATATTATTAACGTTGCTGTTAACGCTCAGCAGGCTAAGAACGTTTTCTTTAAAGGATTTAAGACTAAGATTGAAAGATCCCCATGGTTTGCAGGAAAGTTTAATGCAAAGGCAGACTCAATTGAGTTTGATAAGTCAATTACTGTCTACTCTGGACACTCAGAAAGAGAATCACATGAGGGTTTAAACCTTTTAATGGCAGTCCTTGATGAGATTTCTGGTTTTGCAACAGAGGTTGGAACTGGAAACGAACAAGGAAAGACTGCTGATAATATCTATAAGGCATTTCGTGGAACAGTAGATTCTCGTTTCCCTGACCTTGGCAAGGTAGTTTTGCTTTCTTTCCCACGATATCAAGGTGACTTTATTTCTCAACGATATGAGTCAGTGATTGCTGAAAAAGAAACCATTGAACGCAGACATACTTTTATTATGAACGAAGATTTGCCACATACAGATCCAGGAAACCAGTTTGAAATTTCATGGGATGAAGATACAATTCTTCAGTATAAAATTCCAAGGGTATTTGCATTCAAAAGACCTACATGGGAAGTAAATCCTACCCGTAAGATAGAAGACTTTAAGTTAGCATTTTTTACTGACCTTGGAGATGCAATGATGCGTTTTGCCTGCATGCCAACATACTCATCAGATGCTTTCTTTAAACAAATTGATAAGGTTGAAAAGTGCATGAGCACTAGAAACCCACTAGATTCATTTAGAAGGTTTGACGAAACGTTTGTGCCTGATCCAGATAAGACCTACTATATTCATGCTGACCTTGCACAAAAGCACGATAAGTGTGCGGTAGCAATTGCTCACGTAGATAAGTGGGTAAATATCCAGGTAATTAAAGACTATGAACAAGTAGCACCTATCGTAATAGTAGATGCTGTAGCCTGGTGGGAGCCAAGAGCAGAGGGACCAGTAAATCTGTCTGAGGTAAAGCAGTGGATTATTAATTTAAGAAGACAGGGGTTTAATATTGGCATGGTTTCATTTGACCGTTGGCAGTCATTTGATATTCAGAACGAACTACAGGCTGTTGGAATTAGAACTGAGACTGTATCTGTAGCAAAGAAACACTATGAAGATCTTGCTATGATGATTTATGAAGAGCGTGTTGCTATTCCAAGAATACCTATACTATTAGAGGAAATGTCAGAACTTAAAATTATGAAGGGTAATCGTGTAGATCACCCAAGAAAGAAGTCTAAGGACTTAGCAGATGCCGTGACGGGCGCTGTATTTGGTGCTATTTCTCATACACCAAAGAGTAATAATACTGAGATAGATGTCCATACTTGGTCCTCTTCAGCACGACTTGCAGAAAGAGAGCAGGGTATGGTAAAATTAGATAATCGAGAAATGCCTGACGACGTTAAGGACTTTCTTGACGGATTTAACTTAATTTAACATTCTGATCGTGGGATCAGATAAAACTAACAAGGAGAAAGAATGAATTCATTTAAGAAGATCGCTCTTGCCATGGTTGCAGCCATGACTTTGGGCACAATCGTAGCAACACCTGCAAGTGCTGCCGTAATGACAGTGGCTGTAACGCTAAACGGAACTGCAAATACAACAAATTCCGCTATTGCTACACCTGCTGCATTGCCAGTACCATCAGACAACAAGATTGATGCAACAGATGCACTTAGATTTGTTGCAACTGTTGACACAGGAACAGCAGTTACTGTATCAGCAACCAACGCAACAATCGTGTCTGCTCTACACTCAGATGCAGCACCAATTGGAGCATCGTCAGGATCATCATCTTTGACAATCGCAACAGGTACTGGAACAACTGCAACATTTTTTGTCTACACAAAGACAACAGCAATTGGTACAGTTACAGTTACTAACCAAGGAACTACTTTCACATACTATGTACAGGGTGAGCCTGGTAAGATTAATAACCTAACAGTATCAGCACCTGCAACTGGCGCTGCTGGCACAAAGCAGGATATTCTAGTTACAGCAACAGACGTATTTGGAAACAAGGTTTCTGGTAAGTCACTTACTGCAACAGTATTTGCTGCAACAGCAGTCATGGATACAGCAACAGCAACAACTGGTGCTACACTTTCAGACTTTGGAGTAGCAACATTTAAGGCAACACTTCCAGCAACTGGAAATCGTTCACTTATTATGTTTGCTCCAACAACTGCTGGCGATGCATCAACTGCTGACGTAGTTGGTCTAACTGCTCGCACACTAGCACCATTTGCAGAAATCGCAGTTCGTGATCTAGTATCAGAACTTGCTGCTGAGAAGGCTGCAAAGGATGCAGCGATTGCTGCTAAGGCTGTAGCAGATGCTGCAGTTGTAAAGGCTGCTGCAGATGCAGTTGCTGCTAAGGCTGCTTCAGATAAGGCACTTGCTGATGCAAAGGTTGCTGCAGATGCAGCACTTGCTGCAGCAGTTAAGGTAGAGACAGATAAGGCTGCTGCTGCTAAGGTAGCATCAGATGCTGCTCTTGCTGCTAAGGATGCACAGATTGCTAAGTTGACAGCAGATAATGCTGCAGCAATCAAGTCACTTAAGGATGCTTTCAACAAGTTGGCTCGCCAATGGAATGCAAAGAATCCAAAGGCTAAGGTTACTCTAGTTAAGTAATCAATACTTAAAAGTTTGGGAGTCAGGAAACTGGCTCCCTTTCTTTTTGTCTGCATGTCTAATTGAATAATTTGATATAATAGGCAAGAGGAGAGTCCACCACTTGAAAAAACTCTTGCGTATATTTACAGTTTCTACCCTTGCCTTTGCTTGGCTTCTAATAGCCCCTACAGAGGCTCATTCTGACGATCCTTTAACTGTTGCATCTCAAGAAATACAAGAACTTAACAGTAAAGTAAGCAATTTAGTTTATCAGGATGACTTTATAGATCTTATAGACATAGCAGAAAATAAGTTTGCCTATGCCACAAATGCGATGGAACTTAGAGATGATGCCTACGATGCCCATGAAGATGCGGTAGAAGCAGAAGCCACAGCCTTAGAAGAAAAGAACCTTGCTCAATCAAATGTAGATAGTCAAACAATCATAGTGGGCACAGCACTTCAAAATAAAAATAATGCCCTTACAGATAAAAATAATGCTCAAAATGCTCTTAACATAGCAAATATAAATGTTCAAACCACACAATCAAACCTTCAATCCGCTTCTGCACAAGGTCTTCAGTTTACTGTATATAACTTATTAAGAAACGGAAACGTAGCAGTTCCAGGCTCTGTTATATGCAATGGAATATGGAATTCAAACTCTATGAATCTCCCAGTTTGCGGTAGGTATGAAAACTTTATAGTTAAGTTTACTGGAAAAATAACTGTTCCATCATGGTTTACATCAACATATTTTGCTGGTGAAACAGATGATGGATTTAGAATGTATGTTGATGAACAACTTGCTGTTGATAACTGGGTAGAACAAGGTGTAGAGTGGAGTCTATATTCTCCAGTATACGATGTCAGCCAAGACAAAACACTTAATGTAGAAATCTGGTGGTACAACGGTGGAGGCCCAGGATCCTATCATCTTGGATGGGCAATTCCTGGTGGATGGACTGGTGCAGGATGTGACTATGCTGGAAATCCAAGAGTATGGGGACAAAATTTTAGTTGTAATCTTAATACATTTTCTTCTGGATCAGGACCAACTCAAGCACAGATAGACGCATATGATGATGCAATTGCAGCAAGGGCTACAGCACAAACAAATTATAATAATAAGTTGGCAGTATACAATGATAAGTCCACTATTTATACACAGGAAAATAATAAACTTACTACATATAATCAAACATTAACAACTAAGACTAATGCACATAATTCTGCAGTAACAAATACATCAAACAAGTTGACTGCAAAAAATAATGCTATAGCAACATACGATCAAGCAATTGCAGATATGAATTTTGCAATAGATGATGCATGGGAATATTATTATGAGCAGGCACAGAGAGAACTTAATGCTGCTATTGCTCAAGCAGCAGCCAATGCTGCAGCCAACCAGCCTACCCCAGAACCCACACCAGAACCTTCTCCAGAACCAACTGAAGAGCCAACTGAAGAACCAAGCCAAGAGCCTTCACCAGACCCAACTGATGAGCCAACAGGTGAACCAACACCTGACCCTACTCCAGAGCCATCTCCAGAGCCTACAGTAGACCCTACGGATGAGCCTACACCTGAGCCTACCCCAGAGGTCACACCAGATCCAGAACCAACTGAAGAGCCAGTTGTAGAGCCTACTGAAGAGCCTACTCCAGAGCCTTCACCAGAACCTGGACCAGATCCAGAAACTGAAGAGAACCCTTGGACTGAGCCAGATACAGAAATCACTGATGAGATTTTAGCAGCCCTCATTCCTGAAAAGGGAACTGGTACATCAGAAGATCTATCTGGAGTTATTGCTAATCTTACAAGTAAGGATAATAAGTTAGTTACTCTTTCCCCTGAACAGATTACAGCAGTAAGTCAAACACTCAAAGCATTGACACAAGAAGCAAAACAAGAGGTTGCAGAAGACCTTGGTATCAAGCCTTCAGAAGTTGCACAGATTGCTGAGCAGATGAAGTCTAACCCAGCACTTGCAGAAGCATTCGTTGAGTTCACAGACAGAGCAGAAACTGCAGGGGAGACACCAATGCCCTTTACATTAGCAGATGCAGTAACAGAAGTACAAACAGAAGCATTCTTAGCAGACCCACTTGGAGCAGTATTTGAAGTGGATGTTACAGAACTCCTATCTAATTTCTCTGAATTAGGTATGGATATGACAGACGATCAGAGAGAGAAGGCCCAAGAAGTCATTATTCCAGTAATCATTGTTTCACAGATTGCTAATGTAATGATTGGGATGAGGAGATAATATGAAAATCATCAAAAAAGTTGTGAAGGGATTCTTCACATGGCTGAAAGATGCTGGAGTTGAAGTAATAGCACAAGCCTTTACTCTCCTTGGCTTCTTTATTGCATGGTTAACACTAACAGGATCAGCAAGAGATATTGTTGGTATTGCAGTACTTGCAACCACAGTTATTTGGCTAATCACAATACCACTAAGAAAGGAAGATTAAAATGGCAAAAAAGAAAGATATAGACCTAACAGTAGTAGACCCATCTACAGGTGAAGAGGTTCTTGGATCATCAGCGGTAACAAATATTTGGAATATTTTCCTTAGAATTGTTGCTGTATTTGCTGCATCAGGACTATCAGTCATTGGTGCAGGTGCAGTTGTTGGTATTTCTACAGTAACAGCCGTCACAATGGCTGGATTGCTTGGAGTAGCGACAGTAATTGAAAGACTTGCTCGTGCATTTTTGGATGATGGCAAGTTGAGTGCTGCTGAAATTAATGCGGCATTTGCTAAAGTAGATAAGCAGTCATAATAGACCTTGCTTGACACCCCTCCTGGGCAATGGTATACTTAAATATACCAAAACTTGGGAGGGGTTTGTCATGACTTGTATTGTTGCTCTGCGCCATGAAGATAAAGTTTATATGGCTGGAGATCGTGGAGCATCAGATGATGGAGTTATTCTTTCACTAAATTCCCCAAAGGTTTGGAAGACAGGACCTTATTTAATTGGGTACGCAGGATCTATGGATGGCGAAAGAATGAAGCATAACTTTAAACCAACTGCACCCAATATTAAAGATACAGATAAGTTTATGCAAACAAGGTTTGTAAAAGAACTTCGTGAATTTTATAACGAGTTTTGGGTTGACACTTCTAAAGAAGGAGATCTTAGTCTAATAATTGGTATCCGTGGTGAAATCTATGAGCATAGTTCAGGAGATATGTCACTATCTAAATACTCATTGCCATATCTTGCTATTGGTTCTGGTTCAGAATATGCATACGGTGTTTTATATGCAACAGATAAACAAAAAAATGCTAGAAACAGAGTTAACCAAGCCGTTGCTTCAGCAATTAAATTTAATCCATCTTGCATGGGTCCAGTCGATGTGGTAAGCATTTAAGGAATTTTATGATTATAAATCAAGATGATGGATTATTTGTTCCAGAAAAAACTATTGCTATTTTTCCACTCACACCACATTCTGGACTAGAGCCTTTTGACATGAATTATAGTTCTTTTTTAAGACCATTAAACTCTGACCATAAAAGAGGATGGTTCACCAAAGACTTTTATAGGTGTTTACCGTTGTCAATAGGAAATATGCAGGGATTTGCTATAAGTGTTCCATATTCTTTTGATGTTGTTTGGAATGGTGGTAACTCTGTAGAAGACTTATCAATACAATCATATATGCACGATGATAAGTTTAAAAATAAAAATTATGTTACTTTATCATCAGAATTTGGTCATGGGATATTAACAATACATATCCCAATACAGTTAAAAACTCCTATAGGTGTAAATTTAATGACAATTGCTCCACCAAATTTTCCATTGCCTGGGATGAGCCCTATGACTGGAGTTGTTGAATCAGACAATATTAGATTTACATTTACATTTAATATAAAAATAGACATTCCAAATGTAAAAATTACAGTAGTAAAAGACTCTCCTATTATTGGCATAATCCCAATACCAAGATATTTTTGTGATTCTTTTGAATTAAAAAATGCAACCGATATTTTTCCAAAAGATATTATAGAAGATGAATTAAATACTGTTTTCGAACATGGCTCTTTAAGATATGAAAGTAATTTTAAAAATTTAGGTCCAGACAAACTATACTATACTGGAAAAGATGTGCGTGGAAATAAATTTAAAGATCATCAACTACCTAAAAATCAATAAAATGGGGTTGACTTATTTTTTGATAACTGTTATACTTTATATATGAACGAAGAATTTGAAGAGATTCTAAAAGATATACAAAGCGTGGAGTCAGATTTTAATGAGTTTGAGATTTGGCTTAAAAACGGAATTGAGCGGGGATGGGTAACTGAACCGTTCTGTAATACTCATGAGGGTGATCCCTATATGAATGAAGAAGAACAGCAAGAGTGGGAAGAGGGCGGAGACCCTTGCCAGGTAGTAATTAAAATCAAAGAAAACTAACAAGGAGAAAAATGAAAAAAATCGCAGTGGGAATTATTGCAGTACTTAGTTTAGTATTGCTACAACCAGTACAAGCACAACCAAATAAATCAATTGTTATTATTGATACAGCAATTGATTCATCTATTCCACAACTAAAGGCAAAACTTGTACAAGAGGTTTGTATTCTTGGAAGCATGGTTTGTCCAAATGGTCAACGATTCCAGGAAGGTCCTGGAGCAGCAACTCTTCCATCTTCAGTTGCACTAAATGGTGGATTTGAGCACGGAACAATTATGGCTCTAATTGCTAATCAAGTTAATCCAGATGCTGACATTATCTTTATTCGTATTGCAGGACTAACTAAGCGTGGAACAATGGATACATATAGTATTACTGAAGTAGAAAAGGCTCTTACATGGGTAGTTGCTAATAAGCAAAAGTATAATATTGTTTCGGTTTCTGCTTCACAGGGAACTAATTCTGGACTTAGAACTGGAACAAACTATTGCCCAATCAGAGCAACTCACGCTACACTTATTGGAAACATTGACAGATTGTCATCATTAGGTGTTGCTACATTTTTTGCTGCTGGAAATAATAGAGATTACTCAAGAATTCATTTCCCAGCATGTATTCCACAAGCAGTTGCAATCGGTGGAGCAACAGAAGATAATGCTATGGCTCCATACTCAAATGCTGCACCAGAGGTAGACTTCTATTCTCTTGGAGCATTTAATACTCAGATTGGTAGATCAGTTGGAACATCTGCTGCTACCGCTGCATTTTCTGCATACTGGGCTAAAAATTACAAGGGTACATATCAATCAACATATGATTATTTTGTATCAGTATCTAAGTCAGCAGTAGGAAGAACAACAACAACTAATAGGCTTGTAAGTCTTTTAGGTTAATTGGTTTTGGTCTGTAACTCAGTTGGTAGAGTGCCGAACTGTTAATTCGGAAGTCGCAGGATCGTAGCCTGCCAGACCAGCAAAAGCGAGTGTTGCATAATGGTAGTGCACCATCCTTCCAAGTTGGCTGTGCCAGTTCGATTCTGGTCACTCGCTCCAAGGCCCCATCGTCCATGGGTTAGGATACCAGGCTTTCATCTTGGTGAACAGGGTTCAAGTCCCTGTGGGGCTACAAAAGTTTGATATAATATATATGTACTTGCCAAATGGAAGTACATTAACTTATTCGCTTGAAAGGGGAATAAAATGGTAGTAACACATGCAATGGATCTATTCAATGATCCTTTTTTTATTGGCTTTAACAGAGAGTTAAGCCGTTTGAACACAGCACATAAAACAAATTCACAATCCTACCCTCCATATGATCTTCTTAAATTAGATGAAGATACATACAGAATTTCTATAGCCGTTGCTGGATTTTCTAAGGAAAATATTAATGTATCAGTAGACAATGGAACATTAATTATTAAGGGTGAGATTGTAGAAGTAACAGATGCTGAAGTTGTTCACAAGGGAATTGCTGGTCGTAAGTTTACACGATCATTTGCTCTTGGAGAATATATGGAAGTAACTGGTGCAGAAATGAAGGATGGTATGTTAAATATTAATGTAGATCGTATTATTCCTGAAGATAAAAAGCCAAAGACTATTGAAATCAAACTTGCTAAAAAGTAGTAAATAGGCTATAATTATATAAGAGACCTAGGTATGTCTTTAAACTGCCCCTTAATATTAGGAGATAAAAATGGCAGCAAAAGGAAGTTTAGAAGCAATCATTGAGGTTGCGAAGGCAGAACTAGGAACTATTGAAGGTCCTAAAGATAACGAAACAAAGTATGGTGCATGGATGAAGGTCAACTTCCAACCATGGTGCCAATCGTTCGTTTCATGGTGTGCATTCACTGCGGGGGTTGCAAAGTTTCCAAAGTCTGCATCAACAGTAGCAGCATCAGATCAGTTTAAGAAGGAGGGTCGTTGGGCAGATGCTCGTAATGACGATCCAACACCAGGAGACTGGATTTATTTTGATTTCCCAGAAGATGGCGTAAATCGTATTTCACATGTTGGTCTTTGCATTAAGAACAATGGTGATGGAACTATTCAAGTTATTGAAGGAAACACATCAGGAACTTCAAAGGGAGACCAGAGAAATGGTGGAATGTGTGTAGAGAAGACTCGTGGATATGTCAAGAATAACAAGCAGAAGTTGGTAAACGCTGTTGTTGGTTGGGGTCGTCCAGTCTATGCTGGTGAAGAAAATGTTCCACTGCTTTCAAAGGTTGGTTCATCTGATGTTCCAGTCAAGCAAGCCTCTGCACCATCTGCTACACCTGTCGCTCCTGCAAAGAAAGAGTTTAAGCAGTTTAAGATTGGTGCAAAAGGTTCATCTGTAAAAAAGATTCAAGAAGCGCTTAATCTAAAAGCAGATGGATCATTTGGTCCAGGAACTGAAAAGGCAGTTAAAGATTTTCAGGCTAAGGCTAAACTACCAGTAACTGGAGTTGTAGATATTAAAACATATAAGGCAATCTTGAAGTAATGCCAGTTTATGAATATAAATGTACTGGAACTTGTCAGGACATTATAGTTAAACAAAGATCAATTAAGGAAAGCGATCCAGGGTATGAGTGTGAAACTTGCACTCTACCACTGGAACGTGTATACTCTAATGTAACAGCAGTATTCAACGGTAGTGGATTCTATTCCACTGATAACAGAAAGTAGTAGTATAATGTTTACGATGATTAAAGATGAAGTAAAGCAGGAATGGCAACTATCACCTCATGATCGATGTGACAGATGCAGTGCAGAAGCGCTTGTAAAGGTTACTGGGCTAAGCGGAGAATTGCTATTTTGTGGTCATCACTACAATAAGGTTATGGATAATCCTGAAGGATATAAGAAGATGGTTTCTTTTGCAATAACAGTACTTGATGAAAGACATAAACTTATTGAGAATAAATCAAAGGGGGAAGACTACTAATGTATGAATATTATGTAAGAAAAGTAGAAGGCGTAGTAGATGGAGATACTATTGACGTTCTTATTGATTTAGGGTTTGATATTCTGTTTGCATCACGTGTGAGATTGGCTGGTATTGATACCCCTGAGTCTCGCACAAAAGACCTTAGAGAAAAGGCTCTTGGTCTTGAGTCAAAAGAGTACTTAAAGAAGGCTCTAAAGGATGCTAAGTCTGTTGTAATTAAGACTGAGAAGATGGATTCATCTGAGAAGTATGGTCGCATTTTAGGATGGATCTATGTCAATGATGATACAGTTTCTCTTAATGACATGATGATTAATGATGGTTATGCATGGGGATACCTTGGGGATACAAAGGTCAAAGATTTTGACGCATTGAAGAAGGCTAGAGCAAAGTCAGGTAAGTAATGGATGCAAAAAGTCAAGCACTTCTTGATCATTTAATTAATCAGGGTGCCATTCAAATATCAGATATTGATAGCAATGGAGAGATTGTTTATTCTATTACTGATAAACTGCAAGAGGTTCATCCAGAACTATATCTAGAACTTAGAGATGAGTTTGAATATAACATGTTTGAGATGATAGATCAGGGTCCAAAGATCATGAATTGGAGAATAAGAACTAAATGAAGTCAATTCTTTACTTTACTGCAGAGTGGTGTAATCCATGTAAAAAAACTAGGCCTATTGTTGAGCAGTTAAATACTGAGCAAATAATGGCAAAGTTTTTTATTATTGATGTAGACTCTGATATTGAAAGAACAAAAGACTTTGAGATTAGATCAGTTCCAACCTTTGTAGTTATAAAGGATAATAAAGAGATTCATCGTGTAACTGGAGCACAAACAAGGCAACAGTTAGAGGAGTTGATTAGATATGACCAACAATGAAGATGAATTAATTAAAAATCTAATACTTGAGGGTGCCCTAGAGGTTGCTGGAGTTGATAGTGAAAATGGTGAGTTGCTTTATACAATCACTCCAAAAATGCAAGAGTTTATGCCAGACATGTATGAGGACCATCTAACACAGGTAAATAAAGATATTCTAAATCTATGGGAAAAAGGTTACGTAAATATTAACTTTTTAGATGAAGAGCCTATGGTTACAATCTCTGAAAAAGGGCTGGATAAAAAAGAGGTTGCCAAACTATCTAAGCAAGAAATATGGGCATTTGAAGAAATAAAGAGACTGTTGATAAAGTAAACTCTGATATAATCAGTATATAAACTAGGAGGTTTGTTATGCCAGTAGGCGGAGGCGGAAAGCCAGCAGGAGGATATCGTGCTGGGGGTAAGGGAAGTTATGGATGTAGTGGTTTTCCAACTGTAAGTGCAGATGGAACTGTGCACGGATGTCACCCAACAAAGGCTAAAGCACAGGCACAGGCTCGTGCTATTTGGGCAAGCACTGCTAAGAAGTTTGTTTCTAATGTAGAAAAGTCTATGGTAACAGAGGGTGACTTTGTTATGTTTTCTGGAGAAGAAGAGATTCAAGTTGGACGTGTTGAGTATGTAATGACAAATCCAGGAATGCTTGGACTTGAAGGATCAGAGTATGCATTAGAATATGCCGAAGATGACAAGCCAATTATTGTAAGATTATATGAAGAAGAAGATGGCACTTGGGAAGAAACTGAAGAAGTTGTGTACCAAAGAATGTCTGAAGTTGTAAAGATTGATTCACTTTCTGTAGCAGTAGATCTAGTTGTTGAAATGGGTTCAAGTGGTTCTGGTATTCCAGAATACACTCCAGAAGTTGCTATGGCGATGTATGACTCATCAATTGGCAAGGCAAAGAAGCCAAACTATGCAGACATGTTAGATCGTCCTGGAGATTCAGAGCCATCAAATATGGAACTATACAACAGAATTAAGCAAGAAGCAAGATCAAAGTTTGATGTTTATCCATCTGCCGTTGCTAATGCTTGGATAGTTGCAGAGTACAAGCGCCGTGGTGGAACGTATAAGTCTAATAAGTCTATTTGGAATGGATCGTTTGATCCTAGAGGTTTGTAATGCCAAAGAAAAAAGCACAATCATTTAATGCAACACAAATCAAAGATGGAAAGATTGTACGTATGAATAAAAACGGTACAGTTAAATCTATTATTGGTCCATACGAAGTAAAGCATCCAAAGAAGGACAAGTAATGGCAGATACGTATACACCTAATGCTGGCATGAAGGCTGCAGCACGTCGTGCTTTAAAGTGGAAAGAAGATGGCAAGGCAACTGGTGCAGGAACTCCTGTAGGTTGGGGAAGAGCAACTGATATCGTAAATGGTGCATCAATGTCTCTTGATACAGTTAAGAGAATGTATTCATTTTTTTCTCGTCATGAAGTAGATAAAAAAGGCAAAGGTTTTTTTGATGGTCCTGAATTTCCATCTAATGGTCGCATAATGTGGGATGCATGGGGTGGAGACGCAGGGTTTGCATGGAGTCGTTCTATTGTTGAGCGTGAAAAGAATAAAACAGAAAAGGCGTGGCAAGGAAGCCCATTTAGTTTTAAGGGGTAATTATGGAGTATGTCCTAGTTATGGGCTTGACATTGATTGTCTTTTGCTCTATAATTATAGTAATAACTAAAAAAGAAAAGAAATCTTTTAATAAGATTGTATATAGGCAAAGCGATATGCACAATATACTAAAAGATTTTTTCTTTAAAGATATAGACAACGAAAAGGTTTTTACATCTCAATCCAAGATATGGAGAGAGAAGCAAACAACTAAGGTTGTAATATTAGATCAAAAAGCATATTGGATATCAAACAATATTTTTTATGTGGGTGAAGCAGTTGATGGAAAGGTAAAGCCAGAAACTGGACAGCCATTAGATACATCTAATATGTCAAAAAGAGAAATAGACAAAATGTTATTCATCCTGGATAACTTAAAGAATGGGAAACTAAATGATAGTGGCAGTGC